GTTTCCTCAGCTTGTGGTTCCGCTTGTTGCTCTTCAGGAGTTTCAACCGCTTCGTCAACGGGTTCGATCTCATTCGGTGCTTTTTCATTTATCTCTACTCGGTGTAATTCAGCCATGATAGTTTACTCTTCGGGTGGTGGTTCTTGTTGTGCCATGTACTGCTCCTGTGCAGCATTGATAGCAGGTGCTACGGCAGGACTACCCAACTTCATCATCATCTCTTGTTGTTGTTGCATCTGCATAGCTTGTTGAATTTCTTCTTCCGTCTTGATTAGTCCCTCGGTTTCTATACCAAGAGCAGTAGCACGACGCTTGAAGTAATCACTAACATTCAGATACTGTGTCACTGCTTGTGGTCCTACTACCTGATTAGCTCCTGCCAAGAATAAGTCTAGACGTTGTAAATCATTACCACGACCAAGTGCTTCAACACCGGTAACGATAGTAGGTTTAACAATATCTTTAGGTAGCTTAGGCAGACGCTTGTCCTTGGACATTCGATCCATCAGACGACTGACGATTGGTAGTTGTAGTTCCTGTGATAAGAGAGAGTAGAGACCGCCAAGGGCAGCTTCCAGTTCTTGACTGAGCATTCTTATCTCCTCAGCGGTCACTCTCTCGGCATCTCTAACAACCCCTGATGTCAGTAGAAAGGCTTGGGACAGACGATCCGTAATCCCTTGCATTGTTGCTTGAGCAGTACGGAAGTCATTAAATTTATTAAGTTGTAAAACGGATACGTCTCCTTCAGACCCTTGTACGATTGCACCGTTAGGAGCTTCAGCCAGTGTACGTGAACGTGTTGTACCGTTAGGATTAACCATGAACAATACTTTAGCTGCTGCTGCACTGCCCTCTACGATAGCTTTAGTCAATGCTTCCAACGACTTGATGTCACCTATGTATTCCTCAACGAACCCACGTCCGTAGTCTTCTCCGTCTATCTGTGTGTAACGTAACGGTAACCAAGGAGACTTATCTACCGGATATGATCCAATCGACTCTTCAATAACGATACCCTTGACGTCTTGTTGTACATTAAACTTGTCTCCCTCTCTAACGATAGATGTGTACAGGTCACAGGTGTTCTCCTTCTCTTCACGATACACTTCTTCACGAACACTCTCAGGCAGCATCATAGGTGCTACCGTTTCTTTGACTGCTATGTGTGTAACGTTACCCATTGGATCACGCTTAACAACGTAACGATCCAAACGAAACACTCTCATGCCTCCTTCATCAGGTAAGTACAACAGACTGTTACCACTGATAAGAAGATTCTTGAGTGCTTGGAAGATGCCGTTCCTGAAGTTCTGTACTTCTACTTCCTGTGATACACTACGCTCTACATCAGCTAATGCTTTCTCTAAGTCTGTCCGTAACTGCTCCGCTCCCTCTGGTCCCAGTTCAGCTTTTGCTTTATCTAATTCGTAGCGATCTATGACCAACCGAAAGAACGGAGCGTTAGGTGGTAGTAGGGCAAGTAAAAGTTTAGACGATAGATTAAGAACACCACGTGCTCCGATGCCTTGATAGGGTGTGTAATACTTAGTAGCAAAGTTGTGACCATCAGGTGGTAGGACATACGGTAGTGTTAACTCAGATGATGTACGACCACGATCTAAGAACGACCAACGTTGATTCTCTAAGCTGTGATATAAACCCTGTGCTGTCTCGTTCATCTATTAAGTTCCTGTGTAGTATTGCCAATCAGTTCCGTCGTATACATACAATCGTACAACATCAGATGCCATATAAATTGTACCGACTGGATCGCCTGACCTAGCTTCTATGTTTGCTTGTGTGTCGTAGTAAGCTTGGAATGTAGCGTCAAACAAATCCAACGGAAAGCTTGTACCAAACTGCGGAGCCAAGAACTCAGTAGCAGCTTGTACCTCAGAAGGAGGTGGTATGTTTACCGCAACAAGAGACATTAAAGAGAAGAGGTAGTGCCTGTAGCGTAGACGCTGTAAGTTCCGTCAGTACGACTTGACACTGAAGCTCTGATCTTTTCGTAGTGTCCGTACTCATCTCTTATCATAATGTTACCAGAAGATGTTACGGAACGACTATCAATTGTTCTCCAAGCTCCACCGATATATGCTTCAACAGCAACGGTAGCACCTGTGCTTACTGATTCAGACTCAATAACAAATGTCCATCCTTTAGAACGCTCGGCTCCAACAGCACTGCCAGCACCGTCAGCAACCACACCGTCTAATAACGTAAGTTTATCTAATCCTATAATCATGATGTTAATTGTACTCCTGTTTGTCCGGGTTGCATACCAAGGGAAGGACGACGACTTACTGTTAACGTTCTTGTTCCACGCTTACGCTGTTGTCCACGTGCTGCTCTTGCCTTCGTAGGTTCTACTCTCTGAGCTGTTGCTGTCGGAGGGGGAGGTGGTGGAGGTGGTGGGGCTTGAGGTGTTGGTTGTGATCCGCCGAAACACATAATTAGTCCTTGGTTATAATATTATCTTGAAGTTGTTCGTCGTATATTTGTTGTAAGTAATTAATTACACTACGTTGTCCTACTTTAAACCATACCATTCTATCGTCGTCTGTCAACAGCGGACATTTATCCGGGTATAGCTTGTCAAGCTTATCTATCAAATCTTTCGACAAAGCGGGTAATACTATTTCTTCATTCATCGTTCTCTATATCATCCAGTTCTATTGGTAAATTACCACGTTTTATTTGATCCTTTGTCCACAACCACGCTGACGCATTCCACAAGATTGCACCCGCATGATCCTCCGATGTATCCCCATCAGCTAACGCTAACAGATGTCTAAACATACTGTCGTACAGTCTTGTTAACGGGAATCCTTTTCTCCAGTTGTTGTCTCCGTAAAGTTTACCGCCATCTTCAAATCTTTTGGCGAGCGAGCGTAAGGCGATTGGAGGAATAAGCGAGGGTCGTCCCCGTCCAATATCCCCGTCACGTTTAGCGCCTGTGGTGAAATCTCTAGTATATCCTTGGTTTGGTAGTTTCTCGGTGTCCATAGTTTCTTTATTGTGTTTGTTCTGAATGAATAGTTCTCGGCTCGTAACAGTCGTGCCATCCATGCATTCATTAATGCGTCTTGTTCAGTGAGTCCAGCTTTCTCGTAACAAGCAGTAACTGTTTCCCATGTGTATCCATCTTTCTCTAGCAGACGTTCAGCACGAGTAACACCTATACCGGGTACTCCGCTGTATCCATCTGTGTGGTCTCCGGCTATTGCTTGTACCAGATGGTAGTTGTCTGCTTCTTCTTCTGTTGGATGATGATACTCACCACGGTTGTAGTCGTAGAAGATACCCGGTACAGTCTTGAAGTCTTTATCAATACTAACGATGATTGTTTCTTCATCCATCTCTTTGTCAGTAGCTAGTATAGATATAACATCATCTGCTTCTAGGTTGGGCCACATCTGTCCGTCGTACTCTTCAATGATCCACTGCTTAACTTGTCGTAAGATAATAGGTAGACGTGACTTTGATCTGTTAGCTTTGTAGTCAGGATTTAGAATACGACGAAAGTTAGCACGATCAGTCAAGCACATCGTTACGCTGTCCGTCTTCATCATGTCCTTGAACTCTTCGACACGATTAACAACACGAGCTTTAGCTAGTGCCATGTCTGCGTGTACTGTCCACATCTCATCCTTCCACTCAATTGATTCCTCGGCTACCACTGCTGCTTCAAACGCCAACACGTCAGCGTCTATCAGTAGTGTTGTTTTCTTATTACTCATAGTATACGCTCCAGTTCTCTTGGTATTTTTTGTATCTGCTTTTACTTGTTGGCTCAGGGTTTAGCTTAACTGTCTTACCTGTCAACTCACTACGTGGTATCATCCACCACATCTTCTCAGGTGCTACGTAACAAGCCACTACATCCACATCGTTTGACATTGCTTCCTTGCCTGTGCATCCGCTTGACGTCACGACGGTGTAGCTCTGTCCTAATCTAGTGCTAGTTGATTTGACTTGTACCTTTAACATACCTGCTGGACACGTGACGATAAAGTCCCACGGCATAGGTGTTGCTGGCAGATGTGGTTCAAAGTCTCTCTCTAAACATTCCGTTTGAAACTTCGACTCGGCTATTGCTCCGATACGTTGAGCGTTGGATGATGGCATATAGTTTTGTACGTGTTGTTTTCTCCAGTCCCAAGGTACT